TTCTTTATCAGTCGAATCCTGGGCAAACTTTTGAGGGAAATACTCTCTCATTCGTTTGTTAATGTTATTATAATACTCATCACTTTCTGATTCAATACCCTGCCCCATAAGCTCTTCATGAATAGACATAGCAGCTCCAGTCATAACTCTGTCTGTGCCAAACCATTCATTTTTAGATGCCCAATCTTGGGCTTTCTGACTTATTTGTATTGGCTGCTCACCAGGTATTTGCTCATCCTTTGTTGAGTCTTTTTTTTCTTCGTTTTGTTTTTTCTGAGCTTCCCTCTCTTGTAATGTTAAATTAACCTTTTCGTTTTCAACAGCTAATTTAGTCATTTGAGAATTTATCTCAGCTACCTTTTCTGCATCCTGAGCTTCCATAGCTTCTTTTAAAGAACTTTTGAGTTTATCTTGTTCTGAAGTTACTCTTGCTTGGATTTCTTTTAGGTAATTATTATCAGTCTCGTTAAGTTTTGTTTCAACGTTCTGATATTTCTTTTTTAGTCCTTTAGCATAATTCAAAGCAGCTTTTTCTCTTCTTTCTGCTTCTTTAGCTTGAAAAACTAACTCGTTGATCCTTTTCTGATAATTAGATTGTTTATCTTTCAAATTATCAGGTTTAGTTTCAACTTTCTTTTCCTCCACTTGAACTTCAGTTGTAGGTTCTTCCTTTTTTTCTTCAGGTGGATCCTCAACTTTGGTTTCTCGTATTGGATTTGTGTAACCTAAATCTACATCTTCTTTTTTTGAAAACGCTTCATCAGGTTCTATTGGTTTATCAACATTAACGATTTCCTCATTAACACCGTCAGTGTCGATATCAACCTCTTGTTGAGGTTTGTTTTCTTCTGCCATTTTACCCTCCTAGTAATGGTGCAAAATATCGGCAGGATTAGATATGGTAGCGATTATTTCATCATCGTTTAAGATCCGCACTTCTCCTCCGTCTATTTTGAATCGAGAGCCTGCGTATCTACCGAAGATAACCCAATCTTTTTCGTTGCACCATTTACCTAAAGGAAATTTTTCTTTATCTCTGTAACAAAGATTTCCCTGTTTAAGTACAAGGCCAACTACTGTAGTGAGTTGAATAGTTTCTTGCGTTTGTTCACTAAGATATAAACCACCTTTGGTTTTTTTAGGACCTGAATACGGAAGAATTAACATTCTATAACCCGTAGGTGTTGGTAATCTATCTAATAGTGATTTGTCTATTGCTTTTTGGTCTAAGACTTTCTTGACTTCTGCTTCATCCTTGTAAGCATTTTTCAATGTCTCAGTCCGTTTCGGTTGCTCCGTGGACTCTGTCATTTTTATTGCTCCTGTTTTTTAAGCAAGTCTATTATGTCTTGCTGCAAGTCATCTAGTGACTTGATCTGTCCTCTAATATAGTAAAGGTCATTTGTATTGTCAACATCTCTAACTAAAGTTTCTTTTAATCGTTCTTTACGTTTATGTATAAGTTTTTTTATGACATCATTAGATGCTGTATCAATCGCCATTTTTCTCCATACAAAATTTATTTTTACCTCGTTCAAGCTGTTTAAAACCAAAATGTGATAGACACTCCTCTATTAAGTCCATCTTATAATATAAATAATCGTCAAATATTATTCTTGCTCTTTTAGCAGATCTACTAGCAAACCATACAGCTTCAGACAAAACATCTTTAGTTGTGTGTGGACCATCTAAAAAAATGAAAGAATACTTTAAACCTGAATATACAGGGTGTTGCATAAAATCAGTATCTTTCATATTTGCAAAGTGGAATTTACCTTTTTGGGTATATTCAGAAAAATCTTTTATCATTTGATCTCTCATTTTGTCGGAGTACGTTGGAGCTTTACCTTTCTCACATCCGTCCCAAGAAAAGTCTTGTTGATTGTCAAAATGTATGTAATCTAAATCACCATAAGGATCTACACCAATATGTAAATAATTATTCTTAACATTATCCATTATGGTTTTTGAACCTTGACCTTCTCTTACACCGATCTCAACTGAATAATATCCAGCACAATCAAAATCTTTTGACCACTTTTCTAATAGTGCATAATCATCACTATCGCCTTGAATCATAAATTATTTTTTACCGTTTCTAAAAATTTGTGTACCCTTTATACCAAAAATACTCGCTACAACCAAAATCCACAAGTTTGTGAACCATGATGGGAGCGACTGGAAATGGTCAAAAAAAATTTTAACCTTATCCATAGCAGATGGATCATCAGATATCACCGCCCAAGCAAGCACAGCTATCGGTGCGCTTAATATAAGCAAAACAAATTCGTCTTTCCAGTCCGATTGTCTAGCTTCAAGAAGTTTACCTTGGTAAGCCTCTTCGCCACGAGCTTGTCGCTCTGCATGTAGTAATTGTGCTTCTGACATTGCCATTTTAGCTTTTTGTCTGTTTGCATAAATTTTAGATCCAGCTTGTACTGCAACTTTAATCGCGCTTAACCACATTTTTTAATACTCCTTCTAATTTTTTATACTTCTCCCTACCGTTAGCATCTTCACAATATTTTTTCAATACCTGATCTATTTTAGTTTTTCTTCTTGCACTTAAATAATTGTATATTTTGAAGTAAATATTCACTGCAGACTTACCCCTTGCTCTCCATCTCCAGCTATCTAAATGATGATCTTGCCTAGGTTTAATATATACAACCGATCCAGTGTTAAAAAATTTATATATTCTATCAATAACATCTTTATCTGTCATTTCTACAGAAACAGAGGGTATTGAATAATCTTTTTTAGTTTTTTCGTAAGAAATATACCCTTCGCCATCAATAATACCTGCGAAGTATGCCTCTTGATTAGATTCTCTTTTTTCTTTTATTGGAAACTTTAATACCTTGCGGGTTTGGTCCTCTTTTTGGTGGTGGTCCAAATTTTTTTCCACCACTAAGACCTTTTCTTTTTTCTCGACTTCTTTTCAACATTTTTTATTTTACCTTTGTTCTTTGTAGCGTAAAAAACTTGCTCACCCTTCTTTGCTCCGTACTGAGCTTTCATAGATTTCATAATTTCTTTGCCTTTTTGATTTAGTGGCATTATTTTTTCTCTAATTTTCTCTCTGCAATATCTAATCTCTTATCAGACTGCTCATCTTGTTGAGCTAATCTATCATATTCAAGATTTAGTTTGTTTGCTTGTCTTTGGTTTTCCATATCTTGTCTTAATCTTGCTTCATCAGCTTTTCTTTGTAGATCCATCGCTCTTAAATCAACTTCTTGTTGTTTAATTCTAACTAACGGATCTTGTTTAGTCATGCTTGCTTGCATTTCTCCTTTTACAAGGTTAGTTGTAATCTCAGCAACTGCAGTTGCAACTGCATTATCAAATGCAATTTGAAAAGATTGTGGATCTTCTTGCTGTAATCTAACCATATTAGGGTCTTGCATCATTTGCTCTGTTACTTCTTTACGTGCTTTAAAAGAAATGTGATCAGAGATGTGCGATTGTAACAAGGCATAGACAGCAGGGTTGATTTGAACCATACGTGACTCCATAAATGCTGAGTGTGCAGCTATATGAGCATCATGATCCTGAAATTCAAAAGCAGTAAGCAGTCTCATTTGCAATGCTCTTGCATTTTCTTTAGCAGGATCCATTGGTTCGGGCTGTCTTTGTGGTGGTTTTAGTAAAGTTTCTATTTGTTTTGTGCCTAAAGCTTCATAAACTCTTCGATATGCTTCGTGTATGTTGTGTAATTGTGGATTTGAACTCGCAATTTGCAATTGTGTCTGTGCTAACGTAACTCTTTGTGCCATAGACATGATATTTGGGTCTGCAACAGGCAAAACATCTATCCTTTTATCAAAATCCGCAGATTTTATTTGTCTTGGACCACCATAAACATCATATGGATACTCAGGAGGTAGATATTCTGAACAAATTCTTGCTAAAATTTTAAATTCTAACCTCATTGCATAGTAACATCGCTTATGAACACCACTCATTACCCTAGAACCACGTTCTAACATGGCAATAGTTGTGCCCACAGCTCTGTTTTGCGTGTCATTACCCACTGCGGTATCGGTTATCGCAGCAAATTTTTGACCCGCTTGCACTACAAAACCTAAAAGATTGAATAAAGTTGTGCTTGGCTCTGAAAAAGGTAGGTTAAAAAACTGATCTCTAATGTTTCCACCTGGCGCATCTACATCTCTAAACTCTCCAGGTTGTATTGGTTGGTCGTCATCTCTAACTCTTATGCCTCTAGACTTAAATCCTGCGGGTAAATTTTTTAAAGTACCTGCATCTATCAACTGTCTCAGAGCAACTGTTGCTGCTCTTGATAAACCACCTATAGTATGTATCAAACCAAAACCATAAAAACCTAATCCAGGTAAAAATTTATAGTGCACAAAGTATTCTATCCTTGTGTAATTAGGATCATCAACTCTATAGTTTCTGTATATTGATAAAACCTCTCCTGAGCTTTCATCTATTGTGACAATGTATGGAATCTTAATAGCTTTGCTAGTTCTATTGTCAAAATTTTCATAATCATCTAAGTTTAATTCAACATGCATTTCTAATATTGTGTGTATGTAATCAGTAAATCCTGGTTTGACTCCATCAAGCTCATCTATCTTTTGCTCTAAATCTGATTGTTCAGTTCTTGGTTTAGGTAACTCTATGTCTCTATAAAAATTAGCTGCCATTTTTTTATTTACTTCATTTTCACTCATCTTAATGACGTGTGTTATTCTTCCTGCATCTTTTAAATCTGATGCATAATATGGAACAACTAAATCTTCAGCTGGTACAAATTTAGATACGGGTCTTTGTAAAAATTCATCAAAGTAAATTTTTTTGAATGTGGATCCTGAGAGTGGTAAATAATATAACATTTGATCCATGTCAGTCGTATAATCCTCCATCTTCTCCATAAGAAGATAATTCATATACTCTTTTACACGATCAGCTTGTTGTTCGGTGGCCGGTGTGCGTATGCCAAGAACTTGTGTTCTTACTGGACCATCACTTGGAATAAGTTCTTTATAAGCAGAAGCTTGAAAAGTTGTTGCACTTTCACTCAACAAAGGATGGGTGACACCGGAAGCTCCTTTAAAAGGTCTTGTTTGTTCATTGTATTTTACTCCAAGAAGATCCAAACCTTTAGTATAGCCCTCCTCCCACTCTTTTCTCGATTCTTTGTCTTTTCTGTATTCTGATATTAACTCCATGCCTAAACGTTTAAGAGTTCTTTCATCCATGTTCATGGCTAAATTAGCATTGAAGTCATCATTAACTTGTTCTTCGACTTGCTCCTCTCCCTCTACGCTAACATCAACCTCTTCAACGCCAGGAGAAACTTCATCTACTATCTCTTCTACTTTTTCAGAAATTTCGTTATTTTTTTCAACCGCCATATTGTACTAAGCCACCTTCTTTTTTATATAATTTTTGGGTTTGAAGCATCAATGGAGATACTTTAACACCATAAGCCTCACCATACAAGTTTAAATCATATTTTCCAATGAACCTCATGCCTGGTTGTTGGACCTCAGATGCATCGGAGTGATATTTGATTTTGTAAGTTTTATCTCCTAAATCTACATCTCTGAACTCAATTCTTTTATAAGGTTTATTAGGATCTGACAAACTAAATTTAATTTTACCTGCTTTTGTGTCAAATAGCTGTGCTTGTTTTTTCATCTCATTAGGTATGACTGCTAGAGATTTACCTTTAACTGTTTTACCACCATTTGCAAAACCATAACTTTCTATAGTGCCCGCTATTTTATCTTCAGTCATACCTCTCCTCATGTAGTTTGTAGGTATGACAGCCACGTAATCAAATTTTTCTCTTGCAGCTTTATTTAATAAAAATTTGATAGCGTAGTTATTATAACTACTTCTATCTATTAACGGATAATAATTTATAGTTTTATCTCTAAAATATCTACCATCATCTTCTGGAACTTTTATTGTCTCTGGTTTACCTATCCCTTTTCTGATTAAAACTTTATCTATAGATTTTATACCTCTTGCCGCTTGGTCACTTTCTAATCTACTCATGTTGCCTGATAAAATTTTATCTCCTAATTTTTTTCTTGCTTGTAATAGAAAAGTAATCTCAGTATTTTTTTGATATGGGTTACTTCTTACACTAGCATCAAAGTTTGGAGTTTTTGTTTTACGTAAGGCTTTCGAAATCGCTTGATTTGTGTCTGATTGAATTTCATGAATCATTAAAATTTTATCACCGTTAGGTGCAAATCTAGTATCATACCTGATGTGCATGATAGGGTTTGCAAACTCTTTATCTCTGTAATGTCCAAAAAATTTTGTTGGTGTATTACCTGGTATATCCTCTGGTAAATTAATTAGTGTTTCTCTGTAATTTTGCCCACCCTCAAAAGTATACCCTGTTTGGTCTTCGTATCTTGGCGGTTTTATATTTTTTCTCACTCTTTCTAAATCATCGAACTCAAAGTTCAATTGTTGTAGCTCCTTTTTGAATTGAGGGTATCTACCCATTAACATTGATATGTTAGGTTTAGCAGGTATACCCCTTTCTAGTGCATCTGTGTAACGATTTAAAAGTTGCGATAGCTCTGGATCATTTACTTGGTTATTAATTTTATCAAATGTGTTTTTAAATTTTTGATATAGTCTCTTTTTAACTGGTTCAGTTAACGAATTAGAAAACTCTGTAGCTTGTAATCTGTTTACTGGATTTAATCTTACTAAGTCTGTTAAAATTTTACCTGGGACTTTGACACCTGCTAATTTAGCTGCATGTAATACACCACCTGTAAGTTCACCAGTTGGAGAGAAAGCTGCAATATTTGAATCAAATAATTCCTCTAATGGAACTGTTATTTGTTTACCAGCTAGATATCCTGATGTATTATCGTAGTTAAATTTTACTGGGTTTAAAACTTTCTCTCTATAATTTTGACCAAATATTTTTAAACTTCTATCTCTTCTATCTGTTAAAAACTTCATCCACTCATCAGCTGTAAACGTTCCTGGACCTTTTTGTGCTATACGATCATATAGTGCACTTCCAAACATTAAATTTTGACTTGGTGGTGTGCCCATTTGTAAAGCACCTGTTCTTGGTGGCGTAGGATATTCTTGAATAGCTAAATCTTTTCTTACAGTTTGTAATGCAGTGCCTTTAGTCTCTTGTGGTAAAACTTGTTGTGGTTGATTTTGCACACGCTGAACAGCGCTAGGATCTACGACATCCTTTTTTTGTTTTTTTAATAGTGCTGAGATTCCTCTTTTGAAAAGATCCTTGAGGGCCATTGACCCTCCTAGTACATTTTAGTAGGCTTGTTTCTACCAATTTTGCATTTTACTTTTACAGACTTACCTGATTTCATTCCTACAGGGTTTGGTCTCATCATCATGCCACCGCCCATTTTTTTCTTAGGTGCGATTGCTGGAAATACTCCTATACTTTTAAAGAAACCTTTTGGACTTTTAACTAATGGTACCGGTAAACCTTTTTTCTTTGCAAGTGCTGCAAGTTTACCTTTTTTTGCCATCATGGGTCTTCTCATCATGCCACCGCCCATTTTACCTTGAGCCTTAAGTCTTTGTGTAGCTTCCATTAAACCACCACCCATTTTTTTTCTTTTTCTCTTCATTTGATCGTAATCATCTAAAGAAGGTTTTGCTCCACCTGGTTTAGGTTTGAAAGGACCCATAGAAAATGTTCCTTGATTTAATGAACCTTTTTTATATCCAGGAACTTTTTTCATCATGCCACCGCCCATTTTTTTCTTAGGCTCTTCTTTATTCTTTTTCATTTTAGATTTTAAAAATTGAACTGCACCGACTCCCATTGCTGCAATCGGTAAAACAATTTTTCCAACTTTAGTAGCTTTAGCAGCTTCAGCTGCTCTTTTCATCATGGCTTTTCTCTTGTTAAATTGTGCTGGAGTTTCTCCAGGTTTAAAACCTTTTGATTTTCTCATTTCTTCTAAACTAGAAAATCGACCACCTTTTTGTAAACCCATAGGCCTTCGCATCATCATTCCGCCACCCATTTTTTTCTGTATTCTTGGTTTTATTGGTTTTGGTTTCATAGGTTGACCGTATCTATCTTGTGGTTTGGGTCTTATTACACCAGGTCCTTTTGGTTTGATGATTGTGCCTCGTTTAGCTTTCATCATTTTACCTGGCTTCATTTTCTCGTCTTGTAAACCTTTGCCTCTGTTTTTAGCTTTTTCAGCTCTAAGCACTGCAAAATCTTTTTCGTCAATTTTATTAAATGGTGGTGCTTTTTTTGCAATTTTAATTTGGCCGCCTGATAACATTCCTGGTTTCATTTTTTGTATGGATCTTTCAACTAAATTAAGTCCTCTATCACCTTTTTTCATTTTAGAAATTTTAGAAATTTTCTTAACCGCTTCTATATCTCTTTGTGTGAGTCTGTCTTTATCTTTTTTAGCTTTAGCTAAAGCGTAAGCTTTAATTTTTTTCTCCATATCAGCCATAATATCTATAATCCTTTTCTATCTTAAAATTAGGTTCGTCCATTGCATCGGAATACGTTGAAACAAATCCACCTTCCCTGAATCTTATCACTGCTTGGGTCATAGAGTCAACATAGTCATCGAATTGTCCATGAGGAAAAGCAGCTACTTCCTCTATAACTTCTTGAGCAAATTTCTCATCTGTGGGTGCAAAAACCATACCTGACTCAAATACGGGTGCTACGGAGTTTATCCTAGTAAACTTATCTCTACCCTTTGCAGGAACATAATCTATTACAGGTATACCTGCTCTTCTTAATTCATGAATTAAAGGTTGTCCTGAGGCTTTAGCTTCAATGATAGTTGTTTCAGGTTGCCAGTATTGATATTGCTCTATAGCTAAATTCTTAAGATCTGGAAAGTCGAACCTTCCTTTTATGGCATCTAATAAAATAATACAATTTTCGTATCCCTCTGCAGGTTGAAAAATACCCCATGTAGTAATTGCTGAGTAGTCTGCAGTTTCTTTTTTAGAGTAAGCTGTATCGTAACTTTGTATTACATGTTTAAGCACAGGTATCCGTTCTTCGTTCCACGGTTGCCACCAGTCTCTTTTAATGATTGCGCCCTCCTCTGATGTTGGGTCCTGCATGTATTGTGCATTCCAGTTTTTTGTTGTCACTGATGCTTTTACTTTTTCTAATTCTTCTAGTGGCCAATATTCAGGCCATACAGGATTACCTGAGGGAAGTATCGCTGGAAAATTTATAACGCGCCACGAATCTGATTTAGGTTCAGATTGAGATTTAATGAGTCTTCCTGTTAAATCATCAGTTGCCCATCTTGTCATTACAACAACGATTGAGCCTCCTGGTTGTAAACGTTGTCTTGGTCCTGATGAATACCACTCGTAAGTTCTTTCCATCGCAGAATCAGACATTGAATCTTGTTCTGTGTGTGGGTCATCGATAATAAGAAGATCCGCCCCTCGTCCTGTGATTGAACCGCCTACCCCCGCTGCAAAATATTCTCCACCATGATTGGTCTCCCAACGGCCTTTAGCCTTACTATCTTCTCTAAGACTAACATCTCCAAAGATGTTTTTGTAGTCTTCGGTCTCCATTAAGTTTCTAACTTTGCTACCGAATCGCGAAGCAAGTTCAGCGTTGTGTGATACTTGCATAAGTTTCATCTTAGGGTTTTTACCTATCATCCAAGCAGGAAACAAATATGATGCGAACTCTGATTTAGTATGCCTTGGCGGCATATTCACAATAAGACGCTTAGATTTTTTTAAAGCGATATCCTGAAACTCATTTGCTATAATCTGATGGTGCCCCCAGTTTTCTGGGTCCTGTGTTTGCCTACATATAAAATCAGGCCACATAGCTTTCACAAATAATAAAAAGTTATCCTGACATAATTTTATATATTCGATCTGTTTCTTTAAAATTAAGGTTCTTAATTCATCGTCTGTTAATTGATCTAATGTGCTCATCTAAAATTTTTGTTTTTTTGGGTCCCCTTTTATATCATACCGTTTCAGCATACACTATTTCTATCCAACTTGCTATAAACTCTTGTAATATACAAGTACCTTGTATATGGACGCGACCAGCGAAAAAAGAAATTAAAAAATCGAATTGCAGGTTTTGTTGAACCTTCTATAAGAGAAAACCCGTAGCGCGTTAGCGCTACGAGTTGTTGGTTGTAGTTAGCTACTTAATTTTTGTATTAAGTAACTAAATTTTTTTACAATCTTTTGTTTAAAGTTATCTATTAAAGGGTTACCCTCATTTTCTAATATGAGTTTTTCTACCTCGCCCTCTAACATTTTATACATAACTTCATAATTTAACTTACTGATTGCATCAGGTTCTAACTTAACATTGTCAGTAAGTTGAGTATTAGCCGATTGCTCGGCTAATACTTTTGATATGTTCATCAAACTATTTGTCATTGTTATCACCAATAGCTTTGAACTCATTATATTCAATTTCAGTACAGAACTGATTGAATAAATCATTATGTTTTATTTTGAAGTTAGCAGTCTCAAACTTTTTTCTTTTTCGTCTGATTTTCTGCACTCCATAACTACAACCATTTTCGTCTTGAACAATAATTAAGTTTTGTTTTGATCTCTCAAAAACATTAACTACGTTTTGTTTTATTGTATCCAACTCTTTGGATAAACGATTAAGTTGCAACTTATTTACTGCATAAGCTAAGATGACTTTTTTTTCATCAGCTTTCAGTTTTTTTACAGCACTCATTGTTTTCCTTTTGTTAGTGTTAGTAATAGCCCGTCTTAGCATATCCCATATTAATAGCAAGCTAAATATGTGTCCATTATGGGTTCTGTTCATAATGGGTCGTCCACAGACAAAACTAGAACAAATTAAAAACAAAGTTCAAACTTACTATATCAAACAACAGCAGAATGTAGATAACCCACAAGGGCGAGAGATATAAAAATAATCCAACCATTACCACGAGCAAGTATAAACGACAGTCTTGCCGTCTTTAATTGCTTTCTTGCAAAAGTCCACAAACTTCAAATCCTGTGATTTATATTCTTTCACACTCTCTTCTTGAAACTGCTGACCCCAGAAGAAACCATCTGGCGTGAACGAATTATGGTAATTAGATTTAATTTCCTTTTCTAAATCTTTAACGACATCATCAGTAATATAAACTTCATCATAGCCGTTCATACCTAGATGTGACAAGTCAAAAGGATTAAATTCTTTATCCCTTTCATTCCTTTCCTGTTCTTTCTTTAGTCGTACCTCGTTTTGTTTCTCAAACATTTTATTCATAAATGTTTGAAGTCTTGCGTGCTTTCTCCAAACGAAAACGTCCTTTTGCTCTTCTTCGTCTCCGTCATAGTATTTCGCCCAATCTATTTTTCTATTACGCAGATGTGCGTATTGATCTAGTCCCATATTATTCTCCTTTGTTATCTTTTACTGGGTCAAGTAACCCACAGCCAAACTGTGTCTTTCGGTTAGGAGTTCCCAAAACTTCACTCTTACGGACTAAACCGACTCGACCCTAGACAAGTAGGAACTTTTTTACTTTGAGGTCTTTCACTCAAACCCACTTGACCCCATTGTCTTATCATATCCCACCAAGAAGTCAAATAAAAAAATTGTAGATAGCTCTGCTGGGAAGCAGATGGTACTTACTTTAGAATAGTTCTAACCAAGGCGCGTGCCAACGAGAACGAGCGAGAGCTTCAGCTTCACCAAGCTGCCACTACCATCAGCACAAGAATACCAAGAACCGGCATTGTAACCTTCGGCCAGAGCAAAGCGAGAATTAGAATCAGTGAGGTCATTTACAAATCTCTATCCTCCTGTCCACGCAGCTCCTGGTCTGCAGGATCTTTCACCTCTGACTCTGACCATGTATTACCGTTGGCGATGCAACGAGAGCTCGAGGTACCTGTTAATGCATAGATCTTTCCTGCTTTAGGTTTGTCTTCAATTGTTTCTTTTTTTATTCTTTGCTTCTTCATTGTCATCCTTTCGTTGTTAACGGGCCAAGCTCAGGCCTGCTTTAAAAGCTATCCTGAGATTGAGCGCTTTGCAGACTTAGCCCGCTGTAATAACTCTGAATCGGATCTCAGTTAGAAACTGGATTGCCTTCAGGGTCGATGTATACATAAGACCAGATGGGAGAAAAGTCAAGCGTAAAGTTCAGGTGCTTTTTTGTACCAAGCTGTCCACCAGGATGGTAGCTCCCTAATGATTACACGTATTTACCATTACCTTTCCTTGAAACGAGAACGAGAGCTTCGCTGATAGGAAGCTGCAGATGGGGGCTCAACGGAAAACAATGATATAAAAGTTGGCCCCCAAGAACGAGAATAAACGAGAATCAGATACCAGACAAGTCCTGGCCGCACAGGCTTCCCTGATGGAGTTCCATTTCTTTAACGATTCGTTGACCTTCGTCACGAGAACGAGAACGAGACTTCGCTGCAGGGAGATCCAGAAGCTCCCAGAGAGCTTCCTGGAAGGATGGCCAATGTACGGGAAACGAGAACGAGCACCGAGGTTTCAGTAAACGAGCATCAGTAATCGCGGACAACGGTCTGTAAAGTTTAATAGCCCTCTCCGAGAGGGTCTCATTGCAGATGATTACTATACCACCGTGTTTGATTCGTTTGTTAATCCAAGCGATTTGCCATTTAGATAGCTTCGGATATCCTACCTTGTCCGATTTAAGTTCAAGCCAAAACTCTTTACCATTCCAACAACCATTTACATCAGGAATACCGTTAATAGTATTAGATTCTACGCGTATTAAATGTGGTTTTATTATATTTTTTTTAATCCTTTGCCATAGCTTTGACTCTCGCTTTTTCATAATTTATTCAGATCGGTTAAGCACTCTTTCAAGTTTAGTTACACTAGATCTTAACAAAACATTACAGTCGGAAAATACAGCAGCTTCACTGTCATAACTAGCAAAAGTCCATACATATTTCTTGTCTTTATCAAAAACGAAAGCATGTGTAATCATTTTAGCAGGCTTTAATTTTTTTACCTCTTCTGCATCCCTGTGTCCAGCATCCCCGCAAGGATCTAACCAATAAATTCTGTAATAATAATATTTTTTATTACCAACAAGAGCTTGTTTATATTTACTTTTCTTCCGTTTTAACATTGATCTTACCTAAATTAATATTGAGGTCTGAGTTATGCACCTCGTTAAAAATAGTAATAAAAGAAGTCCAATTGTTACTTTTCAAGTAATTCTTTTGTCTCTGGCTTAACTTCGATCGTTTTG